AATGGCTGACTCAATCATTCGTCAAGGCCTCGTCAATTGTAATGAATACTGGGGAACCGAAGTACCCCTCTACTTTCCATCAGTGTATGCTGGCACTACAGATTTATGTGGTATACATTCCGGTTCCCAAGCCATCATGGATCATAAACAGACTAATAAGCCCAAGAAAAGAGAATGGATCGAAGATTATTTTATCCAGCTTTGTGCCTATGCGGTCGCACACAACGAAGTACATGGAACCAAGATCCGCAAAGGTGTCATCTTTATGTGTGATCCTAACGCTGTGTACCAAGAATTCATTCTAGAGGGTGATGAATTTGACAAATACCAGAATGAATGGTATAAACGCTTGGAACAGTTCTACATGCAGTTCGTCTAAAGATGATAAATAATATAATCAAACAAAGATTATATTATGCCTATCGTACAAATTTCAAAAATTATTCATAGAACAGGCTCTGATGATGACTTGCCTCAACTTGATACAGGTGAGATAGGTTTTTCTACTGATGAGCGTAGAGTTTATATAGGTAACGATCCTATATTATATCCGCCTTCAACTGGTCTTACTACACAAACTGAATTGCTAACAGAAGTTTCGGATATTAGTATTGCACAAGTAACTGATTTTGTAACTACTGTTCCGGCAACATCTACATCTACTGGTATTAAAGGTCAAGTAGCATATAATTCAACTTATATCTATCTATGCGTAGATACTGATACTTGGATTCGTGCATTACGCAACGCCTGGTAATTTCCCATTTTCTGATAAATACTTTTGTTCATCGAACTTATGCTGTAATTCGGCAGCGTAGGCCCTAGAACGGTCTTTAAAGGATAATTAATGGGACGCCCATTACCCAAAAGATTCTTCGGCGCAGGTCCCGGAGATAATATTAAGGTACAATTTAACAATGGCACTGATTCAGTTCCAGGTTACATTGTAGAACAAACAGGCTCAACAAGATTTATATGTGAAGATGCTGATGGTAATCAAGCAACTTGTTACCTAGTGGATAAAGCATCAGCCGACTTAGATGAAGGCGAGATGAGTATTTCACTTATAAATGATGTGAGCGATGTTAGACAAGCAATTAAAATTGCTAGACATGTTGCAACAGTAGATTACGATGGAGGATATCGTAAAGTAGGTTGGACATTTGATACAAGCACAACTGATGGCTTATGGCAAATCGAAGAAGCTGGTACAGATACTGACTTGACAGGAGCAACTGATTTAGAAGGTGACGATGGTCCAACAATTCCTCCAGGTATGGATCCGGATGAGCCATTAGCAGGCTCTGGTGGTTCTAACAACACAGTACCAGGAACATTTGTTGCGGCAAGTAGTTACATTAGTGCATATGATGGAACAGGTATTACATTCCGTGATATTACTGCAAGTGGATTAACTAGTGTTACAAATAGCACAAGCGGATTAATTCGTAAAAAGTATGTTGGTAACTTCTCAACAACTTATATTAAGGATGTAAGTTGGGGCTCAGGCTTTAACATGAACTTCTTTGTTCCTGCTAATGGTCCAATCTCAACATCTGCATTAGAAGTTGATACTTATACAGGCTTTGGTTTAAGAACTGACCTCGGTAGCGAAAACGGTTATGCGTTTGAGTGGAAAGGTTACATGCAAGCACCTGTAACAGGTAATATGCGTTTCTATGCCACAGTAGATGATGATGTTGTATTCTGGATCGGTGCTCCTGCATTAAATCCTGCAAACAACAACTATCTATTCGCACAATCAGGTGCTACTAGAGACGGCACAAACGGCATTACTGTAGAAGCAAATAAGTGGTATCCAGTGCGTATTTGGTTCCAGGAATTTGGAGGCGCAGAAAAGATGCAACTTGGTGCAAGCAACAGTGTTAACTCAACATTATACGGTTTAGGTACCGGTGCAACACAATTTACAGTTGCACACAACTCAGCAACACGCGGATACAATCCGTAATTAAAAATAACATAAAGGAAATATATTATGGGACGCCCATTAAAAATAGCAAAAGATTATACACAAGCATCAATCATCGTTGACCAAGGTTTTCCTAACAACGGTCAAACTAACAACGGATTCGACGGAGATTTCCCAGGAGTCGTTGGTGGTAACAACGTTAGTTTAAATATTTTAGTCAGAGCAAAAATCGGAAGTAATTCTGAAGGCAATGGCTATATTCTACGACAAAAAGGTAAACGCAAATTCTTAGTAAGAGTTGGCTCTGACATTGGAGTATGCTCATTAGTAGATGAAGCTGATGGTGATTTAAGTAACGACCAAATGACTATTACTGCTACAGATAATAGTTCTACTAACTTCCGTCTTTCTACAATTACTAATCACTGGGGTCTAGACTACAGCGGTAATAAGTATCTATTATCATTCTTCAGCACTGCTGATGCAGGTGATATTCCAGGTACTCCATTCCCAGAAGCAAGCGTAGAAAACAACGATTAATAATCTTTGTTCTCAACAAAAAAGCCGCATCACGCGGCTTTTTTTATTAGCTTCTTTAATTTGTCTTGCACTACATCAAAATTTATAGTGTTAAACAATCCAGGATGTAATGGTTTAGGATAATGGTCAAATGTAGTCCATGCATACCCACAATGTTCTTCATTCAATACAGGAATAAATTCACTATCTACTTTGCAAAAGAATGTATGATATGTAAAATTATTATTGACAAACTTCTGAATGGGTACTAACTTTGCATCTTTGGGGAAATGATTGATCTCCTCAATACATTCACGCTCAATACCCTCAAGTAATGTTTCGTCTTTTTCTATTTTGCCACCAGGCAATCCCCAACTACTTGGGTTCTTATCTTCTGTTCGTAATAAAAATAAAAATCTGTCAGTATCTTTAGAGTAAAAGAATACGCCGGCAGATTGATTCAAAACATTATTCATACTATGATTTATCACAGTATTAAATGACGATAGAATAATCCCCTTGGTCGTACCAACCTTCATAACTCTTCATCCACACACCATTTGAAAAACGGTACTGAACACCTGAAGTTAAGTTAGTAACATATTGTACTGGTATATTGTTCTTACTATCAAAATCAACTTCCCAAGAAGAACCATTATACATGATAATGTCATTTGCGTTAGCAGTTATGTTTCCCCAAGCATTAGATCCTGAATCTAATCCTTCTACTAACAAATATCGTTGTCCCGCCGCAGGCTCGGGCAATCCATGTGCAATATCATTAACTAAATCGTATGGACCTTTAGTATGAGGATTGATAATGCTATCAACTGCATCTAATGTGTTCTCTGGTAATGTGTCTGGGTCAATATTAAAAATTAATAATCTATCATCATTTGGATTAAATGCGATAGTACCAACTATCTCTGTTTCCATATACGGATTATCTAGCCAAATTTGTGATATGCCAGGACGAACAGTTCCGTATACATTTAATACTGCTTGCCAATATACTGCTGTATTCGGACTATCTGGTAAATCTAATGATGAGTTTCTAGGGTCAAACGCAGTATTAGCAGGTAAGATTTGTAAAGTGTTACCGATCAATAACAACTTGTAACCATATGGTGTTACTTTTTGTCGTGTACCTAATAACAAATCATCATCTTGCATATCAGTTAGTGCATTACCTTGGAAAATACTTGCAATAACTTTATGGATAACACCCAACTTCTTAATCTTAGCACTTGAGCTAATCCAAATAGGCATGTAAAACTTCCATGACATTACATCTATGGGATTTCCAGTACCTTGAGGAATTGTTCTACTAGAAAAAGTTAATCCATCTTGATATACAACAGATAAACTAGTCCAATCAATAAAGTTATCAGTACTTTGTAATTCCATTGATGGATTAAACAATACTCCTAACTGTTCAATTAATTCTAATTTCTGTTGATAGTTAGTAGTCCAGAAGTCAACTGTAACTCTTAATGTGTAGGGTACAGGCATAACTCTTTCAACCGTAAATGCTTGACCTTGTGTGCTCTCATAAGTTTGAGTATTAGTATTATATGACCTTTGTCTTACAGATACTTTGTCAATAAAGTATGGATCTTGTGTTCTTTTCTGGTCATATTCTAATCCACTAATATAATAAGTTATTAGTGGCGCACTTGGTAAATTGCTTGGGCTATTATTAGCAATTACTGTACTAGCCATACGGGAACTATCTCCGTATTGTATTGGGACACGGATAAGAATGTTATTTCCTGCAGGGTCTTTACCTTTAGTAACTTGCCAGTCACTAAAGATTCTAGCAAACTGTATTAAGAATCTGCGAATCTGATTGTCATAAAAGAATTTTGCCATTGTTTACCTTAATCTGCTACGATATTTAAAATATTACTTAGTGATTGTTGTTCAGGGATAGTTGATCCATCAGTCAATGTTGTAACATTATTGTTATTAATGAATGATCCCATCTGTGTACTAGACTGATTAGAACTAAACTCAGTTCTTACATTCTCACTAATCTTGACCCATAAACTACCACTCCAACGATATAGTAATTGTGGTAGATAATCTGTTCTTAAGAAGTAGTCACCTACCTTAGGATTTAATGGGAATGTGATGCCTGCACCTGTTGGTAAGCCGTTTGGTGCACTACCATCACCTGCCATATATCCATTGATATATCCAAAACTTTCTGGAGTAAATCTAACAATATATTGGAATCTAGGATCAGCATCAGCACGATAATCCATAATGTTTTGTTCGATAGGATTACCGATAAAGTTACTACCAACAGTAATACTACATCCTTGAGGAATACCTGCGATTGTTGGTTGATCGATTGTGATAGTATTTTCTACTTGGTCTACACTAATAATCTTAGTACCAAAGCCAAAAGCAATAATTTCAAGTCCTTGCGGAGTGAAAACTGTTTCGCTGATTTCTAATCCTGGATTTCTATACCATGTATCTGGAGTATTTGTTGGGAACAAATTAACTACAGAGATTACAGTTTGATTGAAGTTTGCTTGTGCTGATGTAGTTAGTGTAATATCAGGCCATTGATCCGCAGTAGCATATGTATTATCTGCTGTACCATACGGACCAGATACATCACCTAATGCTTTTGCTGCCAATACTAAATTACCTTTAACTTGTCCTGAACCAGTATCAGTTCTTTCTGGTGCAAGTCTTGCTGTTTCTAATGATACAGCTAAGTATTTTCTTAATGCATCAGCATCATCGTCAGTTAACTGAAACAAATTATCTAAGGCTGCTGCCGCTATTCTGATGACTGGACTAGGAGCATATCCTGGGCTAGACATCATTGCGACTACGCCTCGAGTTGGTACAGGAGCACCATTGTTAATAACAAGACTAACTGGTGGTTCGGGTGTACCACTTTGTGTTGGTACTAGATATAATTGACTACGGTCGTAGCCCATCTTAGGAACTATTCTAGCAGCCTCTGCAATAGCTGCATCGTTAATTTCAATGTTCTTATTATATCTGCCTAAAATATCTTTTAATGAATCTGCTGTGTCCAATTGCCAATACGCCGTATAATAATTTGTGTTAGATACACTTGTACCTGCAGGAACAGCCTGTGTAGTAAGATAAGTGATCCCATCTTTAGTTACTACTGTTCCTGATTCGTATGACTTAGTTCCGCTCCAAGTTTCACCACTGCAAGGTAATCCTACAGGAGTCTCGATAATTGCAGTATAGTTTTTGTCACCATACGAAACAACATATCCAGGAACATAAGTTGCATCCTTATCCCAATCACCCAAATAATTATCTTTTTCAACTGGTTGAGATAAGATGTTGCTAAACTCTTGACTATCAACTAATGGCTCACACTTGATTCTCCACAAGTGAGGATACCATGTGCTAGTAAATCCTTCACTAGCAAAGTTACCATCGGTGATTTGATAGTATCTACGCAAACTAGTAGGGATAGTTTCGTTTAGTGGATGATAATCTGTAAGATGAGGTAATTCTAAAACATCTCCGACCATCAACTTTCGCCCTAACAAATCAATCATTTCATTATAATGTACTGTTATAAAGATAATGTCATTATTAAGAAATAAACCAAACTGACTTAAATCAAAGTCTAGGTTTTGTACATTGTAATGTCCACGAATTCTATAAATGTTTGGATCATACTTGCGGTCACGATTTTCTAAGAACAATAGGTCTTGAATGTTAGTAGGATCAAGCGAATCGTATTGAGGTTGTGTAAAATCGTTACTTGGCCCAGAGTTTGTAATTCCTACATATTTGTGAACATATAGGTCAGTGCCACCGGCAGTGAACATTTCCTTAATTGTTCTATCTAGGAATTTATAATCGTTCGTTTTCTGTGGGCGATATAGTGAAAGTCTTGGCATCTTTTAATCCATTTATCAAGTATTTAGCGCAAAAGTATTACCTTTTATAACTTGACAAATAATGGAAAATCATATATAATAACAGTATTGTTAACAGGAGTATACATGGCGACTAAAAAGCCCAAACTTACAAGTGACCATTTCGTCAAAGCATTGAACCCAAAAGATGCGTCAGAGACAAAATATATGGGTGAAGAACCATATTTTGCTATGCAACCCGAAGAACGGTCACTAGCACTTACCCGTAGTTTTACATGGTATAACCGTTTCTATTCTAAGAAGGATGCTAAGGACTTGCTATGTCAGTTCTTAGAACATAATAATCGAACCGACGAAGCGAAGAAAATGCGTAAGGTCGATGAAAAAGAATTCTTAATGACATTATGTTGGTTAGCCCGTATGACATTGCGTGGATTAGTTCTAAATGAACATGAAGAATCTACCCTAGAAAATGAAATTAGCCGTTTATTAGTAGCGGTACATAAGCCTGAAATTGTAGAAAAGGTAGAAGAAAAAATCACAAATCGTCCTAATATTCAGGAATTATTGCGTGAAAAAGCCCGTGAAGCCGCAGGCGAATTAGAAGGATTATTTGACGAATTTGTTACCACAGGTAAAGCAAGTCAAAAGCCTATTGATATAGTAGCTAAATTAAATATCGTTCCGCAACAAATTCCCTACATTGTAGAATTTTGGAAGCGTAAACAACATGAATTTGAAATATTATCAGAGGGTAGTGATAGTGATATCAAAGAAGCATATAGTTTCTTAGGCAAGATTCAAGTCCGTAATATTCTCAAATTCATTGAAAATGTTATCGGTGACCTGAATAGTTATATCTCAGTTAAGAAAGCCAATAAAGCTCCTCGTAAGAAGAAAGCTGTGCCAGTTGAAAAGATTGTGGCTAAGCTCAAATACTTAAAGGAATTCAAAGATGCAGTCAACAAACTCGACCTTGTCTCGGTGCACCCTACCAAATTACATGGTGCCAGTGAAGCGTGGGTATACGATACCGCAAAGCGTAAACTTCATCACTACATCGCAGACGAATACTCAAAGAGTTTCACAGTTAAAGGCAACACTATTCTCGGCTTTGACACTAATAAGTCCGAAATCAAAACTCTACGGAAACCCGGAGAGCAAATTAAGGAAGTCATGGGAAGCAAGCCGGCCGCACGAAAGTATTTCAACGACATTAAAGCTGTCAGTGCTACACCTAACGGGCGTTTTAATGAAAATATGATTATCTTAAAAGCATTTTAAAAAGGAAAAACAATGAATAATGTAGATTTAAACAAATATAAAGATTTTGTAGAGGCTGTAACTAGCCAACCAAGCAACGATTTAACACATTTTATCAATCGCTTGGATTACCTAGACGGTAATTATGTTGAGAACGAGGGACATGATCCTGATATTAATGTACCATTGTTAATTACAGCATGTATGGGTCTAGCGGCAGAAGCCGGGGAGTTCATCGAAGTGCCCAAGAAAATCATTTTTCAGGGTAAGCCATTGAATGAAGAAAATGTATTTCACATGAAGCGTGAATTGGGCGATGTAATGTGGTACTGGATCAATGCTTGTCGTGCATTGAATCTTGATCCTAACGAAGTCATTGCTGAGAATGTCAAGAAATTAGAATCACGCTATCCCGGTGGTTCGTTTGATGTTCATTATAGTGAGAATCGTAAAGACGGCGATTTGTAAATGTAAAAGCCCATCTCCAGATAAATAATATATCTGGAGAATTATATGGCTGGTACTACACTAGACGAATTAAAAGAAGAATTATTTAACGGTCTTAGACTCCGTTTAGGTGACGGAATTGTTGATGTTGAATTAGACCCTGAGCATTACGAAGCGGCTTACAATTACGCTATTAAAATATATCGTCAAAGGGCACAGAATTCCACTATAGAATCCTATACTCTTTTTACTGTAAGCAAGAATCAAAATTCTTATACATTACCAAAAGAATTTATTAATGTAAGACAGTTATTTCGTAGAACAATTGGATTAGAAACAGGTCCTGCATCTACTTCATTTGATCCATTTTCAAGTGCTATTCTTAATACATATTTGTTGAATTATAATTATGCAGGTGGTTTAGCAACATATGATTTTTACGCTGGATATATTGAATTAGCCGCCCGTATGTTCGGTGGTTATGTCATGTATACATTTAACCCAGTGACAAAGGAATTGCGCTTAGTAAGAGATCCTAAAGGCGATGGTGAAAAGATATTAGTTTGGGCCGATATACAGCGCCCTGAAGTCGAGTTACTTCAAGATCCATATGCAGGTGTATGGATTTCTGACTGGACATTAGCAACATTAAAGATGACATTGGGTGAAGCCCGTGAGAAGTTTGCTAGTATTGCAGGTCCAGGTGGCGGAACTACATTAAATGGCGCCGCATTAAAGAATGAAGGCAAAGCCATGCAAGAACAATTAATTGACGAATTGAAGCGATATGTTGACGGTTCACAGCCATTAACTTGGGTTATCGGATAATGAGAGCAAAAGAATTCATCGTAGAATACAAAAAATACCCCACAACAGAGTATGAGGGTGTTACTTTTACTATGATGGAAAAAGACGGTGAACTAATCGTCAAAGCACTCAATGACTTTGGAATTGCAATGGGTCATGTTATCTTTACCATGGACGGCAAAGAACTTGATCCACAAGAATTAGAAGTTGATGAAAAGTATCAAGGTCAGGGCATCGCTAGGGTAATGTATGACTACATCAAGAGCCGTGGATTTATTATTAATCGTAGCTGGGACCAGACTGATGCAGGAGCAGGATTCTGGAATAAACATCGCGGTGAAGATGTTAGAGTTTGGGAAGAGTAACCTAAACACTTTTATTCGGTCTAGATTCTAGTATAATAAGTAACATTATGATTCTAGGCGTTACAGGATTGATAGGCTCCGGTAAAGATACTATCGCAGATTATTTGGTTACAAGTCATGGCTTCAAGCGAGTTTCATTCGCAGCCAGTCTTAAAGATGCAG